GTTTTTCTCTTCTGTTATGAGTTTAACGTCTTCAATCGTTTCCGTTATCAGTTTCATTGCTTGGTATCTCTGTCTCGGTTGGTTCATCAAAGAATGTATTAGCAACCACTTTCTTGTAATCTGCCATTGCTTGAGAAGCTTTGCCAAATAACATGTCATGGATTGCATCAATTGCAGACGCTCGTTGGTTATTGTCAATCTTATCGACAATATCTACAGCACCAAGTTCTTTGTTAACATCTGTATTTTCAGTCATAATATTCTTGTAGCAATTATTATTTATTATTATTTGTTGGTTTAGATGCGGAAACTGGTGGTTTTGGTGCACGTTTCTCCTTATCTAACTCTCTTTCTACAGCATCATCAGCCTGTTGTGCTTGAATTTCTGGAGCAAATGCAGTGTTCTGACGATCCATAGTGTCAAATGTATTGACATCTTGTGGCGACATAACTATACCAGCATCAATCTCTTGCTGCATCTCCTTATCTAACTCTCTCATATCTCGATTAGTTTGACCAAGAACTTCCTTACGAATGTGTGCCACGGAGAAGTATTTGCCAACGAAAGGATCCATCTGTGTGACAGTTGCTATGCGTTGGTTAAACATCTCAATGTTCTTTAATTCATTAAAGTGATTGTCGAATAAGAAATCATACTGTATATGCTCTTTCATATCTTCCCAATCTTCTGGAGCGATAACTCCTTTTAGAATGAGTTGAGTCTTAAGCATATCTTGGAACATCTCACTAAATCTTTTGCGGAGACGACCAATGAACTTAGTAAACTTAAGTTCGTCACGGAGAACCTCTGTTGTCTTACCAAGATTAAATCCTTTGTTGTCATCTGTAAGACGAGATGGAGGTAAGTTCAAACTGTTGTATAATTTCTTTTTAAAATACTCAACGTCCTTGAGTTCACCTAGGTTCTGACCACCTGGCAATGTAGTAATCTCTGTTCCTCTGCCACCTTCTCTACGTGGTAACCAGAAGTCTTCGAGCATACTCATATGCTTTTTGTCATCTCTCATCTCTCCAGTGTTAGCATCATATACTAACTTGTTTCTATAACGAGACATAACGTCACGGAGATACTGCTCCGCTTTTACCTTAGGTAAGTTACCTACGTCAATGTAGAATATTCTACGCTCAGGTGCACGAGAAAGTCTGTATATAACTAGAGAGTCCTCGATCATTCTTAATTGATTGAGAGACTTGATTGCCTTGTGTAGGAAACCAAGAGTCATTCTCTTGTTTAAATCTTGTAGTCCAGAAGGGCAGAATGTAATAGAATCTATTGCCATCTTGACACCTTGTGACAATGACATATCACCAACAGGTCCTAAAACACCACCTTTATAAAAACCTTTTGGATTATAAAGGTAATAATCTACAAATGTTCCGTATTCAAACTCTAATGCTGTGCCTTTTATTGCTTGACGTGCTAGAGAATCTTTTGGTGTTTGATCAATTTTTTGTCGAACCTTCTTGATCTTCATAGGATCAATATAACGAAGTTCCGTAATACCTTTCTTAGGATTCTCTAGGTCTATAACTTTATGATAATATAATCTTCCGTCAATATACCAAGATCTGACAATCTCATGTGCTCGATTGTCAAAGTTTAAAAGTCTTTTGATGTACTCAAACTCATCTCTTACCTTTTTCTTGATGCCCATTCCAGCATCAAGATTATCTAAATTTATTTCAACGGGAGTGTCATGAGCATCACTCACAACAAACTCGTTTACTACTTCGTCTACTGCACTGTCCACCTCAGGGTGTAGTGCCATATCACGATAACGACGGATCATCTCATACTCATTACGAGCTTGATTGTCCGTGTCCACATACGTTCCATAGTAGCCTCCTGCTGCTACAGCAATCGACTCCTCAGCATTAGGAGGGACAGGGGACTGACCCTTCTTTCCCTCCTTACGTTGTATTTGGAAACCAAATAATTGACTCATCTACCTAGTCATAATAGTGCTCTTACTTATATTTAGCAGAGTTATTATACGACTGTTCCAGTTGCTACGTCTGGTCTACCTGATGCTGGTGCCTGTGATCCACCCTTTGCTTTCTCTGCTGTGAAGTATGAGTACTGCCATTCAACAGTAAACTCTTCAATCTGATCGTTGCTATCATATGCAAGATCAATCTGAGAAACGTTAGTTGGGAAGCAATGATGTAATTGATATGTTCTGATTGCAGAACCACCAACTGTGTCATCTTTCTCTAGTTGTGTGACAAATAGATTTGCCATGTAACCATCACCACCATTGTCAGGAAGAAATCTCTCAGCAGTGTTACCCGCATGAGTATTGATTTCATTTGCCCATGACTCGAATAGAGCACGGATCTTGAAGTTTTTATCGTTAAAGAATGTAGCAGTCCATGTATCGAAGGTGCGATCACCAGCGATTTTAACTGTTCTACCTCTGAAAGGAACTTCGATTACACCTAAGTTTGATCCTGGTAATGCTGCAGACTTACAAAGAATTGAAGTTAATTCTTTTCCAATAAGAGCACCAGCACCTTCAGATGCTAACTCTCCTCCTGCTAAATCATTGATTGTTGCATCACTAAAACCAGCAGGAAATTGGATGTCCACAGTGAACATATTAGGCTTAACGCCTTGACCAATAACTTGAAGGAACGAAGATACGTTGTTAGTTGCCATTTGTTTTTACCTCGTGTTTTAATTATCTACCAACGACTTCAGTGAATGAAACTCCACTCTTCGTTGCTGTTACAGTCACAGTTACAAAGTTAATAGAACGAGTTGGTTTGATGTATATTTCAGCAACAAACTCATTTCTGTCTACTACCTCTGGAGTATTGTTTGTCTCATCACAAATAACCAAGAAGTCTGTAACACCTCTACGTGCTTGTACTTCTTCTAGGTAACCACTAAGTGTAGCATTAAAACTTGCACGAGTTACCACATCATTTTGTTCAAACAATACACCCTCTGCTAGTTGTCTTGCTCTCTTCTCAATGTTGAGGAAGAGACGACGAACATTGATTCTGTCGAATGCAGATGGTGAAGCAAGTGCAGTCTTATCTCCAAATAAGATAGGACCTGAACCAGGAAATGCTACAACTGGGTTGATTGCATTTGTGTATAAGTCATCCCTTGCTGCCTTGTTAGGATTGAGTGCTAATTTCACTACGTTCTGTAGACCACCTCTTGCAGTTCCTGCAGGAGATATCCAGTCATCTTGTATAGTAGAAACAGAAACACATAAACCAGCGATGTCACCGTTTGTACCGATGTAACGATACTTGTCGTTAAATCTATCGTATGTGTATTTGATTCCGCTATCCTTAACAACATATGAACTTGAACCAATACTAGAGAAGAAGTCAATAGTATTTGCTAACTGTAGTGCAGGAGTTAGTGCAGCACCACCAGATGTTGCAACTTGGTTGCCAACGTATGGTGAGATAAATGCGATGCAATCCTTTCTAGTATTTGCAACTTGTGCAACAGCACCCGCTTTTACTAGAGTATCCGCTTCGCTACCCATTGATCCACCCATAAGAACGAAATCAATTGATGTATCTTCTGTATCTTGGAAGAGTGCATATGCTGCAGCAACTTCTCCTGTTGTGTATGCATAATCATCAGCACCACCTGATAAAGCACCACCAGCAGTCTTAAGAATTCTTGCTAGTTCAATAGGAGCAGCAGCAGTAGCACCGTAAGATGCAGCAGTAGCACCAGGATCTGAACCAAGTGTAGTAAACTCAGCAGATGTTAATGCACCAGCGTAAATGAAACCAGAATACTCATTTACATAATCTTTCCAGTAGTTTGATGCACCCTCTGTAGTCTTAGCGTCAGATATCTTAGAAAGATATGTTAATCTCTCAATAACTGTATTTGTTGAGGTGTCAATAACAGCAACATGAACTTCATCGTATGATAGATAACGTTCTGATGCATATGCGGAAGTGCCAGGTCTAGGACCTACTTCTTTGTATGTTAAACCAGTTGATCCAATTGCAGTTGCGTTCCAATCTGAATTACTGAATACTGTTGCTGTATCTCCAGCTGCTGGAGTAGGAGCAGCAGTTCCTTGTATAATTCTGAATGTGCTTGTATCAACAACTTCTACAACCTCATGTCCAACAGCAGCATCGTCAGTGTATGTACCACCAACTGATAAACCGTGACCAGCTTTTACGATTGTATAGTCAGGACCTCTGTCCACGATAACAACGTGAATAGAATTTCCTGATGCACCAGCAGTACGAGCGATAAACTTTTCTGATGAACCAGCACCAGCTTCGTAATCTGATTTTGATCCAACTAATACTGCTGAACCATCTAATGTTGCATTGAGCACACCAGTTTCTGCACGAACAACTGCTAGTTGTCCACCGTAACGGAGGAATTCAGATGCAACTAACCAGTCTGCAGCGTTTGCCTCAGCTGGTGTTCCGAAAGTATTAATAAGATCTCTCTCGGATACTATGTTTGTAATTTTGCCTACAGGTCCTTTAGCGAATGATGAAGCGATTCCAGCACGTAGTCCAGATACTCCAGTCAAAACACCAGTGGATATATCACGTTCTCTAATAACGACACCAGGCGAGACTTGACTTGCCATTTAATTTTACCTCTAAGATATCATTTTATCTAAAGTTATTTAGAGTTTTGAATGTCTCAAGTGGGGAAACAACACACGAACACCCTACCAGTCTGGATAGTGACCTTCTATTATTTTCTTTTTCTTTTTTCTTTTTGCTACTATTCTTTTGATTGTACAGTCTTTACATTCATAGGAATATGCAGATGGCAATCCTTTCTTTTGTTTTCTAGACATGTAGAAATCTTCCAGTAGATTCTTGACTTGATTGCAAGTTCTACATCTTCTATCTTTGAATAGTAAATGTTCTAACTCAAACTGACTATCAAGATCCATCATAGTATTCTACCGCAGTTACATTTCTTTCCTTTATATTTTGAACACTTCCATT